TAATGGAGATATGGGAGAGAATAAAGATCTTGTAGAAATCCCCACAAATAGAGAAATCATAGAAATGTTCAAAACGGACCTCCTCCCCGTGGCGTTGGAGGTTTATTTGAAGCTGATGAGTTCTCAAGATGAGAAAATCAAAAAGGACGCCGCTGATAAGGTTGTTGAGATTTCTATGACAGGAGCGGTTAAGGAGAGTGGAGGAAATGGGGGTGGTTCCATTTCCCTTCCCCTCGACAAAATCAAAGGGGCCTTGGTGGGCCTAAGGATGGTGGATGATGGAGAAGAAAGCAACCCCAAAGAGCGACTCGCAAAGCCTTGGGATTCTGAATCATTTGGAGGGGATCAAGGAGGGGGAGCAGTTCAAGTTGAGGAAAAAGAAAGTTGAGAGAGCCAAAAAAGCTTGAGATAGTCCCACACCCCAAAGCCCCGTGGTTTCAGCGGGAAGATTCGGGACTGATTCTGAAGCAACTCGTCGATGAAATTGAGGGGGGAAAGTTTAATCAGTCCAACGGGGTTCTGATGGAGTTCATCCGTCAGGCTGGGTATGTGTCGCTTTGGTTTTTCCTCAAATGCATTTGCGGGGTTTATGGGCCGTTTGACCTCCTCACGAACCACCTCCATGTGGATATGTGTAATGTGAGACAACTTTGGTTGTTCCCGGGGGCGCGGGGAGCGATGTTTCTCCCGAGGGGTCATTACAAATCCACGATCGTGACTGAGGGGGGGTCCGCGTGGGAACTTTTGAGAAACCCTGACCTGAGAATACGCATTTCAAACGCCACCGCTGACCGGGCCGCGAACTTCATGCACACGGTGAAGGATATTTTTGAGTTTGATGGGTTTGTGAGGGAGCTCTACCCCGAGTATTGCCCAAAGGATAAAAACCAATCGTATTGGAATAACAAATACATCGTGATGCCGAATAGGACGAAACGATTCCGGGAGCCCTCCCTTGAAGCCGGGGGGATTGGGGGTTCTTCGGAGGGCCACCATTATGACCTTCACATCATCGATGACATGATCGGGAAGAAGGCCCTTAACGCCATGAGACAGTGTAATGTGGTTATGGAGGAGACTAAGAACTGGTTTTGGGGTTCTGATTCCCTCCTTGTTGCTCCCGCTAAGTCCCGGACCCTTGTGGTGGGTACGAGGTGGGGAGTTGATGACGTTTACTCCGAGATCATCCAGAACGCCCGCGCTAACTTAGGGTTCCCCATAAGGGAGTTCATCCCGAATCAAGGTGGGGAGTATGTGGTTTATTATCGAAAAGCCATTGAGGATGGGGAGATCATTTTCCCCGAGAACTTCACTCAGGAGTTCTTTGATCGGATGGCGAACAGTGGCCCCGATGGTTGGTGGGAGTATGTAACGCAGTATTTGAACGACCCCTATGAGAGTTCACTCACTGACTTGAGCGGGTATGACCTTAAAAAGTGCAGAACCTTTTATGGTGACGATGATATGTGGTACGTGGAGTTCGATGGGCAGAAGGAACCCCTTTGCGATTTTGATGTGGTTCAAGCCGGGGACCCCGCGGCGACGGAAAAGTACATCTCAGCGAGGACGTCCCGATCGTCCCAAGGGATAGTTGCTACTCATCACACCGGGAAGGTTTTCCTCATTTCACTTCATGTGGGATTTGTGAGTCCTCTTGAGTTCTTTGATTGGTTGTTCACTGACATGGAGAAGTTTGAGAGATACATAAGGGCGACTTACTTGGAAACTCAGGGACCTTTCAAAATTATGGGTCCCCTCTTAAGAGAGGAAGAACAGAAACGTCGTCTTTACTTAAAACTTTGGCCGTCGAGCGCAACGGGAGATAAGGACGGGAGGATCAGATCCACCCTCGATCCGATTATGTCTCGGGGAGACCTTTATGTGTCGGTCCCCTACTTCGATGAAGTGAGGATCGAGCAGAAGTCTTTTCCCCAAAGCTCGCGGAAGGACATTCTTGATATGCTCACGCTGGGGGTTTCAAACTCTACGAGACCGTTCACCCCCGAGGAAGAGGAGAGTTTTCATGAACAAGATTCGTGGTGGGCCAACAGAACTCGAAACATTGCTGGATATTAGAAAGGAATAGTATGGGAAAGAAACGACTTGAATTTAAAGTCACGTCTGATTCTTGTTGGGAGGTCACTTCCCATGCAGACAGGGGTAGAGGATATACAACTATTTTTCGGAACGGAAAGAGATATAGAACTCATAGATACATTTATGAACAACTTGTAGGCCCAATTCCAAACAAAAAAAGCGTTTGTCATAGGTGCGATAACACTTCATGTATTAATCCAGATCATCTGTATATAGGAAGCCAGTCAGATAATATGAAAGACGCACGAAACAAAGGAAGATTATGGATGCAAAAACTTCTTCCTAAAGATGTTTGGATGATCCGTTGGCTTCGAAGTAAAGGCGAGCGACAAAAAGATGTTGCTGACTTATTTCAAATCAGTCATGTCACTATATATGATATTGAAAGGGAAAGGGGATGGACATGATGGAGAAGAACAAGGATTCAGCTTTTGATTTTTCTTCATACAATGATGTTGGAAATATGGGGAAATTTGGGATCTACGCGAGAAGGGATTGTAAAAAGTGTTTCGGAAGAGGTTGGGTCGGAACCGACACCCAAACGAAACAAAGAATCCTTTGCTCGTGTTTGATAAAGGTGGACCATGAGAAGGAACTTGAAAAGTTGGAACGGAAACTGAAGGAGATGAAAAATGAGTGATGAAACGACGAGAGAAGAAGGGTTTCCTTACACGGAGGGGGAACCAGTTGGTGTTTTGAGGAGTGGAGATGACTTTGAGTACGTGAGGGCGACTCTTCAAAACGAGGTCAATGACGTCCTTAGTGGAACCGAACGGGAGAAGTTCGTCGAGAAGGTTCAGAAGTGGCGTCGGCAGCGGGAAGCCAGGCCCGAGCAGGAGCAGCGGTCGTTTCCCTGGGAGAAAGCAAGCAATGTTTCCGTTCCACTCGCGATGCAGAATGGGAATGGGATTTTCGCTCTCTTGAAGAGGTCCCTCGCGGAGCGAGAGCCTTTTTGGACCATTGAAACCGACGACATTCAGGATGATCTCGTAGCGGAGGCCGTAGGGAAGTTCCTCCAGGCGCTGGTTGACTCGGAGGATCATCTTAACCTCAAGACTCAACTCACGAATATTCTTTACAACGTAGGAACCCTTGGAACTCAGGTGGTTAAGATTCCTTGGGTTTTAGACTTTTGGAACGTCAAACGTCACGACGCCTCGGGGTCCCTTCAGGAAACCACCAAGATAAGGAAGAACTCCCCAAGTGTGGTTCCCATTAGGATTGAGGATTTCCTCATCCGACCTCATTGGACGGACATTCAGAAAGCTCCTTGGGTGGGTCACTTGGTTCACCTCTATGAACACGAGCTTAAGCAGCGAGCGGGAGCGGGGGTCTACGACGAAGAAGCTGTGGAGAAGGTTCTCTCGTTCGGAGAATCCGCTATCGACGAGGAGACCCTTGAGAACCTCAAGAGGTGGGGAATCGAGCCCAAAGCCGAGGAGTCGGGGCTTTATGACATCGCTGAGTGTTATATGTTCTTTGACACTGATGGAGACGGGATTGAGGAGGACATCATAGTTTGGATTCACCCCGAAAGCGGGACCATTCTTCGGGTGGATTACAATGAGCTTGGGATCAGGCCGTTTGTGAAGATCAACTATATCCCCAGGCCGTTTCAATTCTACGGGATGGGAACTGGATGGATTTGCGAACACATGCAGGACGAGATCGATGCGCTCCACAATATGCGCCAGGACGGGATGATGCTCTCGATGCTCCAGATGTATGTCACCAGGAGGGGTAGCGGGTTTCCAGAGGGGCTCAAGTTCCGCCCCCTCCTGAACATACCAGTGGATGGGGAACCGGCTAAGAGCTTCATGCCGATTAAGTTCCCTGATTTGTCGTATGGGACTCTCCAGGCTGAGATGATGGCGAAACAATACGCTGACAGGGCGTCCATGATGCCCGATGCTATGTTGGGGTTTGAGAATCAGGCCCTCAGGACCCGCAACACCGCGAGTGGGACGATGTTTCAGGCGAACACCGCGCAAAGCAACTTCATGGCGATTGTGGATTCCATCGAGGATGACTTCTCAGTTATGGGTCAGATCATCGCGTATCAGCTCGTTTACAACAGGGACAAGACCAAGGAGATGTTTCACCTGATACCGGAGAAGTTTCACGCGGCTCTGGAATTGTTCCTTAATGTTCCTATTGAGGATATTCCAACGAGATTTCGGTTCAGGATGAAAACCACCGAAGCCGAGAATACCGAGATGGCGAAGAAGCAAAGTAGGTTGACCCTTCTTCAGCTTCACTCCATGTACTCGGAGAGGATCATGCAGCTGTTGCCGATTATTTACAATCCTCAGGCGCAGATTCCTCCTGAGATCAAACAGCACGCTGCTAAGTTGTTCGTGGGGGCAACAAATCTGCTTGAGGAGATTTTCAGAGATTTCGGTGAGATTCAAACCAACAAATACCTTCCCTATGTTGAGCATATCGAGATGATGCTCCAGGGGATTGAAGCCATGAAAGCACAAGCTGTAGGAGGAATGGGAAATGTACGAGCGAACAGGGGACAGATACAACCTGGAGCCGGAGGAGGTCCAGGCGCTGGTGGAGGTTTCGGAGGGGGCCCCATGGCGGGTCCTGGAGAAGTTCCTCCACGAGGTGAGGGATAGTTACACGCAGGAGCTTATGAGTTCCGAGGAACCCCACAGGGTGTGGAGGGGCCAAGGAGGAGTGAGCGCACTCCATACTTTCGAGGAAAATGTTAGGGACGTCCTTAAAATGGCCCGAAAGGAAAAGGACGGAACTCTTGAAAAGGAACCAAATGAGGAAAGGAGACTTTACTAATGAGTGACCCAAATAACGATTTCGTGCCGGATTTGAACTTCGTACCTGAGGAAGAAGAGGGGGGAAAACAGAACGAACCTCCCGTCAATCAGTTCACAGCTTATGAGCCTGATGTGGAAGTGGTCGATCCGAGCGAGCTTGAAGAGCAGGAGCGACAGGACTTCAATGAAATAAAGGAGGCGCTGAAGCAAACTCAGGAGGAACTGAAGTCCTTAAAGGGTGGGTACACCCAGCAGCCACAGGACCCGAATCAGGCTAACCAAATCGCGCAAGCGATTAAGGAAGCGGTGGCGCAGAACCAGTCGCAGCCGTCGAAGCAGAGGAAAACCCCCCAGGAACTCGCTGAGGAGATAAACAGCGAGTTTTACGACAAGGGTCCCTATGAGACCATGATGAAGTTTCAGCGGGAGACCATGGGGCCGGTTTTGGATCAGGCGACTTCACAAATACTCGCACTTCAGCGGCAGAACCTTGAGCTTGACCCGAAAAGGTCGTCGACGTACAAGAAGTATCGCGAGGAAATCGACCGGGAGATCGGAAGGATGACCCCCGAGCAGAGGTTCTATGACGCCGATGCGTATCGGAAAGCTCATGATCGGGTTATCGCGAACCATCAGGAGGAGGTTATGGGAGACAAACTTCAGGAGATGCTTAGGGAGGAGTTGAAGAAGATGGGGATCAATCCGGGGGAACAGGGGAACACCCCCCAGGGAAACAACCCTAAACCCCCCCAGAGGACGTCTTTCAATGAGACCGTTCAGAACCCAGGGCGGGGAACAGGGAATAAAAGGAAGATCGCTCTTACCCCTCAGGAAAAGCAGTTTGCTTTCTCTCGGGGGATGACCGAAAGTCAGTACGCCGCGTGGAAAGCGCGAAACAATATGAGTTAAGGAGGTTTTAGATGAAAGGGAAATATAAGGAAGAAGAATTG